AATAAAATATTTCAATGGCTTACAGGTGGCGTTATCAAGAATATTGGTAACGTCATTGATAAGCTTACTACTACTGAGGAAGAAAAGCTTTTAATAAAAAAGCAAATTCAAGAGATACTAGAGAAAGCTGATAGCGATGCTCAAGCTCAAGTAACTGAGCGCTGGAAGTCAGATATGGCTAGCGATAGCTTTTTGTCTAAAAACATACGCCCGATCGTCTTGATATACTTGACTTTTGTGTTTACTGTTTTATCTTTCTTTGATGGTAACATTGGAGGCTTTGCTGTTGCAGAGCAATATATACCTATATTCCAATCTCTGTTAATCACAGTGTATGGAGCTTACTTCGTTGGAAGAACGTGGGAAAAGTACAAACGATCAAGTGATAATAAATAATAGATAAAAATAAAAAAAAATGGGACAATACGGAGGTCAACCAGACTTTGCAACAACTAGCATAAAACAAATAGTACCTAGTGATACAATAGACAAAACAACCTTTTTAGGAGCGTCTGTTATATACATTGGCGACAACGAAACTCTTGGTAACGAGTTAAAGGTTATACCAGCTGGAACACTAGGTCCAACGGGTAGTGGATTACCAACTGCAGCTCAAGCTGTAACATTCAAAGGATTAGGTACTGGTGGATTCTTACCAGTTACTGTTGATTATGTGTTAACAACTCCTTTATCTTGTGGAGCTTTAATAGCAGCTAAGTAATATGGGTATGGGTATAGATATCGGTATTGGTATACCGAGTGGAGCATTAAACTCTAACAGAATATCATCTATTATACCAAGATTAATGTCAAGTTTAGAGGCAAGATCTACATATTTCGAAAACGTTATTTGTACTAATGCTATCTTAAAAAATCTAGAAGCAATAAAATAATATGGCAAATTTATTAGAAGAAGCATCAATATTACTAACGCCTACTGCATACAACAATGGTAGTATGTTAGCGGTTAAACCAAGTGAAGACTTATTAGGTCCTGAACTTGTTGCGAACGGAGATTTTTCAACGGATAGTGTTTGGGCTAAAGACGCTAATTGGTCAATAGCTAACGGAAAAGCAACTAGTACTGGTGCTGGTAGAATGTTTCAATCAATACCTTTTTTAGAAACCAATATTGGTAGCAAGGTTGTTGTTAGTTTTGATATTGTAGATTACACTTCTGGTGGTGTTGTTATTCAATGCTATGGAAGTTCTTCTGAAACATTTACTGGTGTTGGTACACATACATTTGAAACAGTAACAACAAACACTTTAAATTTCTACATAAATAATTCTGGTCAAGGTAATCTAGTTGGCTCTATTGATAACGTATCTGTAAAGGTAGATTTATCAGGAGATTTTACATTTTCACGTAATTCAGCAGCTACAAGGGTTAACGCACAAGGTTTAGTTGAGAATGTACAAATACTTTCAAGTAACTTAGTTTCTAACGGAGATTTCTCTCAAGAGGGTTCTGAGCTGATTACAAACGGAGATTTTGCTACAGACAGTAATTGGAATAAATCTGGAGGTTGGACTATAAGTGGAGGTAAAGCTAACGCTGACGGTTCAAGTGGCAATTTAACACAAACTAATGTTAATTATGTTGGCGGCAATACATATAAATTAACGTTTACAGTATCCGATTATGTAAGTGGTTCAGCATTAATAAGAAACGGAAACGTAGCGTTTAGCTCTACGCAAATCAATGCCAATGGTAACTATGAAATATTTACAGTAGCAAGTGGCTCTTATAATAGTATTTTATTCTTTAATAGTGGTAGTTTAAATGCCTCAATAGACAACGTATCTGTTAAAGAAGTTGGTCAAGATTGGATTTTAGGAACTGGTGTAATTGTAGCAGATAATAAACTAACAAAATATGACCCAAGCGTAGGGAATACATCTGCCTCTCAATCTGGGGTGTTTACGATTGGAAAAACATATAAATATAAATTAGTTGTAAGTGGAGACTTAACTGCATCTGATAAAGTAGTTAGTTTTTTTACAGATTTTACAAGTGCTGGAACTTATGAGGGGTATTGGACGGCAAACTCAACAAGTTTAGTTTTTTCACTACGAGGCAGTACAAATGTATACTCAATAGATAGCGTATCTGTTAAAGAAATAACAGACGATACTAATTTACCAAGAATAGATTATACAGATGGTTGCGGAAGTTGGTTATTAGAACCGCAGTCAACTAATTTAATTACTAATTCAGAAGATTTTAGCAACATATCTTGGGTTAAAGGTAGGTCAATAATATCCTCTAACGCAACTACATCTCCAAGCGGAGATTTAAATGCAGATAAATTTATCGGTTCTTCTGTAAGTGGAGATAAAAAGTTAATTGATTCAATTAGTGTAGTTAGTGGAAATAAATACACTTTAAGTGTTTTTGCTAAAAAAGGAGAGTTTAATGGTATATGTTTAAGACATAATACAGTAGCATTTCCAAGTGGTAATGTTATTTTTAATTTAGATACTGGTTTAGGTACAGTTAGTGGTGTAATTGATAGTTTTTCGTCTAAAGATTACGGTAATGGTTGGTGGAAATTATCTATTACAAGCACGTCAGATGCTACAAATTCTTGCGGTCAAGAATTGTTGCTAGTTAATGATGGTGCTTTTGTAACTAATGGTAATGATGTTGATGGTATATATATTTGGGGAGCGCAATCTGAACAACAATCTTTTCCAACATCATACATACCAACAAACGGAGCAGCATCCACAAGGTTGAGAGATTTATCGGGAAATAGCGGAAACACAGGTTTGATAAATTCAACAGAGGGAGTATTATATTTTGAAGGTAAAATGATGGAAAACGCACCTGTTAGTTATGTAAGTATTAGTGACGGAACTGGTTCTGTAAACAATAATCTAAATATTAGATTTACGCCTTCAACAAATACTGTGTGGTGGCGAGTTCAAGTAGGTGGATCTGCATCCGTATCGATAATTGTAGGTTTGTCGGATATGTTTTCTAACACAAAATTAGCTTTGAAGTGGAAAGAAAATGATTTTTCTTTATGGGAAAATGGAAATAAAATATCTTTCGACACTTTGGGAAGTGTTTTTCCATTAAATACGTTAAACACTATTGACTTACACGAAGCAAATGGGCTATCATCTTTTAATAGTGAATTGAAAGCTATTGCAGTATTTAAAACAGCTTTAACGGACGAACAACTAACGGCTTTAACAACAATATAATGAATATATATAAAACGGTATTTGATACAAAAGCACAGGGTGAACAAGTCTTAATTGATAAAGGTGTATGGCAAGAGGTAACTGAAGAAGGTGTTACATCAATGCAGAATATTAACGGAACAAAAGGTGTTGTATATATTGGGAAAATTATAAAAACTCCAGCGACTTACGATAAAGATGGAAATGAGATAACTCCACCAATTTATTATGATGGTGTAGCTTATGATATAATGAGTACAGATGATATAGACTTCGGTAGTAATGAAGTTTACCCTGGAGACTTATCTGCTCATCAGTTTTATGGATTTCCTAGAGGAGCTGAAGTTCCTTTACCAGAATAAACTAAATTGAGTAATTTTTTTAAATAACGAGTAATTATACAATAAAGTAATACAAAATCAAATCAAATCAAATGGAAGGTAATGTTACAGCAGAAGAACTAAAATTAGTTCAAGACAATCAATTAAAAATGAATCAAGCACTATCACAGGTAGGTTATGCAGATTTTAGAAAACACGAATTACTGGGTTATATTCAAGAATTGAGTATAGTAATAGAAGAAAACAAAAAAGTTTTAGAGGAAAAATACGGAGCAATCAGTATAAACCTAGAAGACGGAAGTTTCAAAGAAATTAAAAAAGAAGAACAATAAGATGCCGTCTGTTATAAGAAAGATTAGTATAGGTTCTGATTACAAAACTGACGCAATGCATTACTCTGTTGGTCAGTCTGTTTATGGAGGTCACGAAATATCTCACATATTGCATAACGAATCTGACAACTCTTATAGCGTTCATATTAAGAAAAAAGACGAGGTGATGCCGTGGAAGAAATTTAATTCCAATATGGCAGTATCTGTCGAATACGATCTAACATATTAATGCAAAGTTTATTTAGTTTTATTGTAAAGCCTGTAGATAAACGATACGACAACGAAGTTAAAGTGGGAAGTAAAACCCTTATAACTAATAGCCGTATAGAGTCGTGGAAGTCAGTTAGTAATCAAGCGGTGGTACTTGAAGTGCCTAAAGCTTTTACTACTAAAGTACGTAAAGGTGATATCATAGTGATACACCATAATGTTTTTAGAAGATTCTATGATATAAGAGGTAATCAAAAAGATAGTAGATCAAAATTTATTGATGATAAGTTTTTCTGCGATATAGACCAAGTTTATTTATATAAACAAGATGGTGAGTGGAACGCTTTTGGAGATAGATGCTTTATAAATCCGATCTTAGATAGTGATGATTTAACGGCAGATAAAGAAAGAAAGCTTATAGGAATACTGAAATACGGTAATAGCTCCTTAGAAGCTGTAGAAATCAATCCTGGTGATCTAGTTGGTTACACACCTAACGGTGAGTTTGAGTTTGTAGTAGATAACGAAAGATTGTATTGTATGAAATCAAATGATATTGTAATTAAATATGAATACGAAGGAAACGAAACTAAGTATAATCCAAGCTGGGCAAGCGGCAGTTCAAGAACTGATTAAAGTAGCTAAAGAGGCAATAGTTGACGGGGGAGAGGACATTTCTGCTGATAGACTAAAAAACGCAGCTGCTACAAAAAAGCTTGCTATTTTTGATGCATTTGAAATACTAAAACGTATTGAAGAAGAAGAAGATTTATTAAACGAAAAGCCAAAAGAAAAGAAAGAGAAAAAAGCTTTCGGTGGTTTTGCAGAAGGAAGATCTAAATAATGTATAAGCAGAGTTTATACAGAATAATACCTAACCATATAAAAGCTAGCGTCTTAAAGAAAAAGAACAAGTATAAGAAATGGGAGTATGGGTATAACGAAGAGCACGACATGGTTGTCATCAGTAAAACTGGTGAGGTTGGTGAAGTATATGAGATACAGAATCTTAAAATAGCTTTACCTTTAGAAAATGACGTTGTTACTTTTGAGGGAAATAAATGGATGGCTCAGGAATATCCTAAAGAGCTTAAAGGTATAAAGACCATTTTTGATTGGAAGAATTATAAAGAAGATTTTAAAGAAGAATGGTATGAATTTATTGATCAAGAGTTTAAAAGAAGAGAGCAAGGTTTTTGGTTTGTTAACAAGGACAAGCCTACTTATATTACTGGTACTCATTTTATCTACTTGCAGTACTCCAAAATTGATGTTGGGAAGCCAGACTTTAGGGAATCAAACAGATTATTCTTTATATTCTGGGAAGCTTGCAAAGCAGACAGCCGTTGTTATGGAATGTCATATCTCAAGAACAGAAGGTCAGGTTTTTCGTTCATGGCTTCAGCTGAGACCGTTAACATGGCAACAATATCGTCCGATGCACGGTTTGGGATTTTGTCCAAATCTGGCGCCGATGCGAAGAAAATGTTCACAGATAAAGTGGTACCTATCAGCGTTAATTACCCGTTCTTCTTCAAACCGATACAAGACGGTATGGACAGACCAAAGACCGAGATCGCTTATCGTGTCCCCGCGTCAAAGCTTACAAGAAGATCCATCACTGAAACCGTTAGGCCCGAAAGTCTTAACGGTCTTGATACCACCGTCGATTGGAAAAACACCGGTGATAACGCGTACGATGGAGAAAAACTAAGGCTATTAGTACACGATGAAAGTGGAAAATGGGAAAGACCAAACAACATATTAAACAACTGGCGAGTTACAAAAACGTGTTTAAGATTAGGTTCTAGAATTATTGGAAAGTGTATGATGGGTTCAACCTCAAACGCTTTAGATAAAGGTGGTGCTAATTTCAAAAAATTATACAATAGTTCAGATGTTACTAAAAGAAACAGCAACGGACAGACTAGTTCAGGACTCTATAGTTTGTTCATTCCTATGGAATGGAATTACGAAGGATACATTGATTCTTATGGATTTCCTGTATTCGAAAACCCAAAAGAAAAAACAGTAGATTCTTTTGGTGATGAAATAAAAATAGGCGTATTAGAGTACTGGAAAAATGAAGTAGAAGGATTAAAAGATGACCAGGATGGTTTGAACGAATTCTATAGACAGTTTCCTAGAACTACTGAACACGCTTTTAGAGACGAGGCTAAAGAGTCTTTATTTAATTTAACTAAAATATACGAACAAATAGATCACAATGCTGATCTTAATAATATAGCTTCTGTTACTATTGGTAGTTTTCAATGGGAGAATGGAATTAAAGATTCTAAAGTTATATTTATACCTAATAGAGATGGTAACTTCAGAATATCTTGGGTTCCGCCTTATAATCTTCAAAATCGTGTGATAGTAAAGAATGGGACTAAGTACCCAGGTAACGATCACTGTGGAGCATTTGGATGTGATAGCTATGATATATCAGGTACGGTTGATGGTAGAGGTTCTAATGGATCTTTATCCGGTTTAACTAAGTTTAGCATGGAAGACGTGCCACCTAATCAATTCTTTTTAGAGTATATAGCTAGACCTCAGACAGCTGAGATATTTTTTGAAGATGTTTTAATGGCCTGCGTATTCTACGGAATGCCTTTATTATGTGAAAACAATAAGCCTAGATTATTATATCATTTTAAAAGAAGAGGTTATAGAGGTTTTTCAATGAATAGACCTGATAAGGTTTGGAACAAGTTATCGGTTACAGAAAAAGATATTGGTGGAATACCTAACTCTAGCGAAGATGTTAAGCAAGCGCACGCCTCAGCTATTGAAACATACATAAACACAAGTGTCGGCTCAACAGAGAACGGTTTTGGTAATATGTACTTTCAAAGAACGTTAGAAGATTGGGCTAGGTTTGATATTAACAACAGAACAAAACACGATGCGTCTATAAGTTCTGGATTAGCTTTAATGGCTTGCAACAAGAACAGATACATACCAGTGGCTAAGAAAGAATACAAAGCAATAAATTTAGGTATAAAAAAATATGATAACACTGGTTCATCATCAAAAATTATTTAATAAATGAAGATACAGACTAACACTAATAGTTCATTTCCTAACCAAGTAGTTAGCGACGAAGTAAAAGCTAGCCTAGAGTATGGTGAGCAAGTCGCTAGAGCGATTGAAGGAGAATGGTTTCAAGAAGGTAGGTCTGGTAACAGATACGTTCAAAGTTACAGTAATTTTCATCAGTTAAGACTATACGCTCGTGGAGAGCAAAGCGTTCAAAAGTATAAGAATGAGTTGTCTATAAACGGTGATTTATCTTATCTTAATTTAGATTGGACACCTGTTCCAGTTATATCTAAATTTGTAGATATCGTCGTGAATGGAATGAGTAATAAATCTTATGACATCAAGGCAGTTGCTCAAGATCCTTTTTCTGTAAAGAGTAGAACAGATTATGCTGCAGCTGTTCAGAGAGATATGAACACTAAAGATTTGTTGATAGACATAAAGAACGAGTTAGGCGCTGATTTGTCTATGACTAATGACATCGATAACCTACCCGAAAGTAGAGATGAATTAGATCTTCATATGCAAATGACCTATAAACAAAACGTTGAGGTCGCGGAAGAAGAAGTAATTAATACCGTCTTAGCGAAAAACAGATACAATCAGACTAAAAAAAGATTAGCAACTGATTTAACTGTATTAGGAATAGCAGCATGTAAAACAAGGTTTGATAGAACCGAAGGTATAAAAATTGACTATGTTGATCCAGCCTATATGGTTTACTCATACACAGAGGATCCTGACTTTGAAGACATATACTATGTTGGAGAAGTAAAAGCCATAACAATACCAGAGCTTAAAAAGCAGTTTCCAGATCTTCCTGAAGAAGAACTAGAAAAGATACAGAAAATGCCAGGTAACTCTCAGTTTGTAACTGGTTGGGGTAATTATGATGAAAATACTGTTCAAGTTATGTACTTTGAGTATAAGACTTATATGAACCAGGTTTTTAAGATAAAGAAAACTGATCAAGGTCTAGAAAAAACATTAGAAAAAACAGACGAATTCAATCCACCACCTAATGATAATTTTGATAGAGTACATAGAACTATAGAGGTTTTATACACTGGCGCGAAGGTACTAGGTAACAATACTATGTTAGAGTGGAAAATGGCTGAAAATATGACTAGGCCAGTAGCAGACACCACAAAAGTAGAAATGAATTACTGTATTACAGCTCCTAAAATGTATAAAGGACGTATAGAGTCTTTAGTTAGTAAGATAACTGGATTTGCAGATATGATACAGCTTACTCACTTAAAGCTACAGCAAGTTATGTCTAGAATAGTTCCTGATGGAGTATTCTTAGATATGGATGGTTTAGCTGAAGTTGATTTAGGTAACGGAACTAACTATAATCCAGCAGAAGCATTGAATATGTATTTTCAAACTGGATCCGTAGTTGGTAGGTCGCTTACTCAAGAAGGCGGAATGAACGCGGGTAAAGTGCCTATTCAAGAGCTATCAACATCATCGGGCCAAGCTAAAATACAAAGTTTAATTGGTACTTATCAGTACTACCTACAGATGATTCGTGATGTAACAGGACTGAATGAAGCTAGAGACGGAAGCGCTCCAGACAAAGACGCTTTAGTTGGTTTACAAAAGATGGCAGTAAATGCTTCTAACACAGCTACTAAGCACTTAATGGAGTCTTTACTATATGTTACGCTAAGGATGTGTGAGAACATAAGTTTAAAAGCTGCTGATTTAATACAAAATCCATTAACGGAGAATTCGCTTAGTGGCTCTATAAGCACTTTTAACACTAGAACTCTTGAAGAGTTAATAAATCTTCAGTTGCACGACTTTGGAATATTTTTAGAGTTAGAACCCGAGGATGAGGTTAAAGCCTTACTAGAACAAAATGTTCAAATGGCTTTACAGACAGGTGCGATTGCTTTATCAGACGCTATTGACATAAGAGAGATTAAAAATGTCAAAATGGCTAATCAGTTTTTAAAGCTAAGACAAACACAGAGAATAGCAAGAGATCAAGCGGCTCAACAACAGAATATTCAAGCTCAAGCACAGGCTAATGCTCAATCCGCAGAAAAAGCAGCTATGTTTGAAGTTCAGAAGCAGCAGGCTTTAACTCAAGAAAAAGTTAGCATAGAGCAAGCTAAGTCTCAGTTTGAGATACAAAGAATGCAAACAGAAGCTCAAATAAAAAGAGATCTAATGGCTGAGGAATTTGGTTATCAAATGCAATTGGCTCAAGCAAGAATACAATCAGAAGCTTCTAAAGAGAAAGAAATAGAAGACCGAAAGGACAAAAGAGTAAAAATACAAGGAACCCAGCAATCAGAGCTTATAGACCAAAGACAGAATGATCTATTACCAAAAAACTTTGAGTCTGCTGGAAACGATAATTTAGATGGGTTTGGATTAGAGCAGTTTGGACCTAGCTAGTATTTATTAATTATTTAATCATATCATATTATGTCAGAAACAAAACAGGAAGGAGACTTTAAAATAAAGTCAAAACCTAAAATGAAAAAATTCAACAAAAAAGCTGGAGAAACCATTAAGGTAGATCTATCAAAAACAGTTGAAGAAGCTACTAAAGTAGTTATTCCTAGCGACGAACCAACTAAAGTAGTTGTAAAAGAAGTAAAAGAAGAAGTTAAACCGATTCTAGAAGAAATTGTAGAAGAAGTAGTTGTAGAGAAAGCAGAAGAGCTTGAAGAAGAACCTACAATGGTTGGAGAAGTTCAGACCACTGAATTTGAACCAGAGGAAATTACAGCTGAAACAGCAGTGTTACCTGAAAACATAGAGAAATTAGTTTCTTTTATGAAAGACACTGGTGGAAACATTGAAGATTACGTAAGATTAAACGCGGACTATTCCTCCGTTGATGATAACACATTGTTAAAGGAATACTATAAAAAATCTAAACCACATCTTGACGCTGATGAGATTTCTTTTTTAATGGAGGATAAATTCTCCTACGACGAAGATCTCGATGACGAAAGAGACATTAGATTTAAAAAACTAGCAATTAAAGAAGAGATTGCAGAAGCTAGAAACTTTTTAGAGCAAACAAAGAGTAAATACTACGACGAAATCAAGTTGAGACCCGGCGTAACTCAAAAGCAACAAAAAGCAACTGACTTCTTCGATCGATATAATCAGGACCAGAAAGTAGCTGAGCAACAACACTCGGACTTTAAATCCAAAACTAATAAATATTTTTCCGACAATTTCAAAGGTTTTGATTTCGACGTCAGTGGAAAAAAATTTAGGTATGGAGTACAAGATCCAGGTAAAGTAGCAGAAGACCAATCTAATATTAACAATTTTGTAGGGAAGTTCCTAGACAAGAAAGGTAATGTAGTAGACGAGAAAGGTTATCACAAAGCGCTATATATGGCTTCCAATGCTGACACAATCATTAATCATTTCTACGAACAAGGGAAATCAGATGCTACAAAACAAATAATTAGTAGCTCTAAAAACCCTAGCTTGGATGTTAGACAACCAGCTCAGAAAAATGGATTTGTTAATGGTATAAAAGCAAAGGTACTAAGCCATGCCGGAAAAGATTCTTCAAAATTGAGTATAAAAAGAATTAAAATTTAAAAACAAAAACTATGGCATTATCACCAGAATTCGGTTCAATTAAACCGAGTCAAAAACAACAATTATTGAATGACAACTACCTATCTTTCAACGGAGGAACAGGAGCTGGAGATTCAAACTCATTTGCACAACAGTACTTACCTGAAATCTACGAACAAGAAGTAGAGCGTTATGGAAACAGAACTTTATCTGGATTTTTACGTATGGTTGGAGCTGAAATGCCAATGTCTTCTGATCAAGTAATTTGGTCTGAACAAAATAGATTACACGTAGCTTACAATGATGTAGGTATTGCAGGTGGACTTGTCGCAAACAACACTCTAGAGTTTAGCACCGGTGGAGCAACTGAAATAGAAAATGTTATTTCCGCTAATCAAACTATTGTAATCTTAGACCCTGCTGGAGTAGAATTAAAAGCTTTAGTTACAGCTTCTTCTACCGCAGGAAACGGAATAGCAACAGTAGTTGTAGCTCCTTACACAGCTGCTGATTTAACTGGTCTTGCTACTAGTGGATTAAAGATCTTTGTATACGGTTCTGAATATGACAAAGGAGTATCTGTTACTAACTCTACTGGAGCTGGAGACACTACAGGTTACAAGACAATAAACCCTTCTTTCACACAGTTTTCAAACTCACCTATTATTATTAGAAACAAATTTGTTGTATCTGGTTCTGACATGGCGCAGATTGGATGGGTTGAAGTTGCTACTGAAGATGGAACTGGAGGATACTTGTGGTACTTAAAAGCTGAATCTGAAACTAGATTACGTTTTGAAGATTACTTAGAAATGGGTGTAGTAGAAGGAGAATTAGCTACTGGAGCAGCTGCTACTAGTGTTAAAGGAACAGAAGGTTTATTTGCTTCTATTAAAAAGAGAGGTAACACAAACATAGGATTTACCGCTGCAGGTGGTTTAGCTACTTTTGATGAGATCTTAAAGAACTTAGATACACAAGGTGCTATTGAAGAAAACATGTTATTCTTAAACAGACAAACATCTTTAGACTTTGATGATATGTTAGCTGGTGTTGGAGGAACTCCTTATTCAGGTGGTAGCTCTTACGGTGTATTTGAAAACTCTGAAGATATGGCATTGAACTTAGGTTTCTCTGGTTTCAGACGTGGATCTTACGACTTCTATAAGACTGACTGGAAATACTTAAATGACGCATCAACCCGTGGAGCAATTCAAGGATCTGTAGCTAGTATTGAAGGTGTTTTAGTACCTGCTGGAACTTCTACAGTTTACGATCAAATCTTAGGAACTAATATCAGACGTCCATTCTTGCACGTTAGATATAGAGCTTCTCAAGCTGATGATAGAAGAATGAAGTCTTGGTTAACTGGTTCTGCTGGTGGAGCAATGTCTTCTGACTTAGATGCAATGGAAGTAAACTTCTTATCTGAAAGATGTTTATGTGTACAAGCAGCTAACAACTTCGTATTATTTCAAGGAGTATAATTATTATGTAATCTTTACCCTCGTTACATCAACGGGGGTAACTATTACCCTTAACAAACTATTTAATTTTATTATATTATGGCAAAACAAGCTACAGCTAAGAAAACCGAGGTAGCACCTCAGGCAATCGTAGAACCTATTAAAGTTGCTACGCCACCAAAACCAACGTGGGAAATAAAAGATAGAACGTATATATTAGCTAGAGGAATGAGTCCTTTAACTATGACAATACCTTCAAAACATACATTAAAACACTCTTTACTGCACTTTGACGAGGAAACAGGAGAGCAAAAAGAAATAAGATACGCAACAAACCAAACGTCTGTGTTTATTGAGGATCAAAAGGGTGAATCAACTCTAGGTCACATTGTGTTTAAGGATGGTGTTTTAACCGTACCTAAACAAAAACAAAACTTACAAAAGTTATTATCACTATACCATCCACTAAAAGGTAGGATTTATAATGAATTTAAACCTAAACAAGTTGCTGCAGAAGAATTTGATATTTTATCCTTACAAGTAGATGCTATGACAGCTGCAAGAGAAATGGATATTGATATGGCAGAAGCAATAATGAGAGTTGAGATCGGATCTAAAGTAGATAAGATGAGTTCTAAGGAGCTTAAAAGAGACTTGTTATTGTTTTCTAGAAGTCAACCAGAACTATTCTTAGATCTAGCTTCTGACGACAATGTACCTTTAAGAAACTTTGCTATTAAAGCGGTTGAATTTGGGATAATTAGATTAGCTCAAGATCAACGAACATTCACCTGGGCTTCTAACGGAAGAAAACTAATGACGGTTCCTTTTGACGAACACCCTTACTCTGCTATGGCAGCATTCTTTAAAACCGATGAAGGTTTAGAAATATACAGATCGATTGAGAAAAAGTTCTCATAACATGTAATACTAATATAAGGCTCGTTTACTCGGGCCTTTATATTATAATAAATAAAAAAAATGGCAATAAACGTAGACACAGTATATAAGACAGTTTTGCTTATATTGAACAAAGAGCAGAGAGGCTATGTAACTCCTGATGAGTTTAATAAGACAGCTACTCAGGTACAACTTGATATATTCGAGCAGTATTTTGAAGACTTGAACCAGCAACTACGAGTGCCACAATCAGATTACGATTACTCGGATAGACAGATGAGCATCGACGAAAAAATATCTCCTTTTAAAACAAGTGGTGTCTGTGTGTATAGCAACGGTAAATTTAGTTTACCTATACTAGACGCTGAAGGTAATACAGTTTTAAATTCAGGTGCAGAACCTGCTAACATTAACGAGGTATCATTTTACAAACTAGGTACACCAATATACTCTCCAGCAAGTGGTTTCCCAACAGAAATACAAAGACTACAACGTAACGATTTTTATAATATTGAAAAATCACCTTTAACAGCTTCAGTTAAAGCTTTCCCAACTTACTTGTACGAATCTAACAAATTAATAATTAGACCAGTTAGCATAACTGATAGTGTTGATGTTAGCTTTATAAGAAAACCTAGGAACGTAGTATGGAACTACAGTCTTGGTAATTTAGGTCAATACGTGTATACAGCTACAGGCTCACAACAAATAGAACTAAACTCTTCGGAGCAAGTTGACTTTATAACTAGAGTATTGTTTTACTCTGGCGTTATAATTAGAGACCCTCAAGTTATACAAGTGGCTGCTTCAGAAATACAACAAAACGAAATAAATCAAAAAAGCTAATAGATGTCATTAATAAAAGAAAACAATAAGCAGTATTACGCTGGTTCTCAAAGCTTTATAGCTACAGCAGGAAACACTAGTGCTTTTACTACAACATTTGACACTGATTTAGTTTTTGGAAGCTACAACCCATCAGAGAGTAACTACGCTTTAAACAACTTCAAATTGTATACGGCAGCTGTAGGTGTGTTAGATTATACGGAATATGTAGATCAATACACTGTAGTAGGCAATACGATTACGATCGATGGAGGTTTAGATTTGAATACTAGTTTAGTAGTACAATTAAAAACAGAAACAGGAGGCAACTATGGGAACAGAGATGCTTACGGTAATACTGTCCAAGAAAACTGGGGATCATACGCTTACACTAAACTTGATGATATTATAAACAACTTCTTAGTAGCTTATGTTGGTGCTGGTAAATTAATACCAAGCGTTAAAAGAACTGACTTGATATTCTTTGCTAAAAGAGCAATGCAAGAGTTTAGTTATGATACTTTAAAAAGCATTAAATCTCAAGAATTAAACATACCACCAAGTTTAAGCTTACCTATGCCTCAGGACTACGTTAACTACGTAAAAATGAGTTGGGTTGACAATTCAGGTATTAAGCATGTTATATATCCTACAACTTTAACTAGCAACCCTTATAGAAATCCTGTACAAGATTCGTTTGGTTTACCGACACAAGACGACATTGGAAACAATACGTTAGGTACTTCTATTACTGAAGAGCGATGGGACTCATACGGAATAGATAGAATAAACAATGCTATCAAAGATGACTTGTCACCTATAGTCGATGGACTTGGTAACGTGCAAACTAGAAGCGGAGCTTACGGGTTAGATCCTAAATTAGCTCAAATCAACGGTTGGTTCACTATAAATGAAAGACAAAATACTTTTTCTTTTTCGAATAACTTAGTTGGTCGTCTAATCATTTTAGAGTACGTTTCTGATGGTTTAGCATATGATTTAGACACTAAAGTACCTAAGATGGCAGAAGAAGCTATGTATGCTTATATGAGTCACGCTATAATGTCTACAAGATCTAATCAACCTGAATATGTCATCAATAGACTAAGCAGAGAGAAAACAGCAAAACTTAGAAATGCTAAAATAAGACTATCTAATATTAAGCTTGAAGAAATATCTCAAGTAATGAGAGGTAAGTCTAAATGGATAAAATCATAAAATAATATGGCTGAAGTTAAGAATGCTTTTATAAAGTCTAAAATGAACAAAGACCTAGATGATAGACTTGTACCATCTGGAGAATATAGAAACGCAATAAATGCTCAAGTTAGTAAATCCGAAGGTTCAGATGTTGGGTCTTTGGAAAACGTACTAGGTAATATTAGAGTTGCAGATTTTGAACCTACAGTTGAAGAGCTTTCTTCTATAGGTTGCTTGGCTGACGAGCTGAATAGTGATATATATGTTTTTCTAACAAACAACCCTAATTCAGCCTACGATCCTTTATCTAAGAACTTTATATATAAATACAACTCCGTTAGCGGCTTAAGCGAAAAGCTAGTCGAAGGAGCTTTCTTAAACTTTTCTAAGCTGAATCCCATACACGGTGTTAATCTTTTAGAAAATTTATTGTTTTGGACAGATAATAGAAATCAGCCTAGAAAGATAAATGTAAAACTAACTAACAACGCTACTTATTATACTGTCGAAGATAATATATCCGTAGCTAAATATAATCCTTATCAATCCATACAGTTATTTCAAGAGAATCAGCTATATTTGGGCAACTATGAAACAACTATGAAAGACGTAGTTAGTAAAGCTCTACCCTATGGAGGAACTTGCGAAACCACAAATGCTCTAACAGTTGGTTTGACTTCGTTCGCTGTAAGGAGTGTTAGTTTTGAAATATATCCAAACCAGCCTAGGGTTGGAGCGGAGATCAAACACCTGGATCCAGTTACAGGTGCTTTAAAGTCTTTTAACCCACCTGTATACGTTAGTACCTTTACACCTGCAGAGGACAACCCGCCAGTAGCGGCTTTATTAGGTGTTTCTCCAGCTATACCTGAAGCTCTACCGCTGAAGACATTACTTGTTGTAGACCCGAACCCTTACTACGAAGAAGATTATAATGGTGATGAAGATTTCTTGGAAGATAAGTTCGCTAGATTCAGTTACAGATTTAAGTACGTAGACGGAGAATATTCTATAATCGCTCCATTCACTCAACCGTGTTTTATACCAAAGCAAGATGGCTACTTTGTGAACAACAGTGTTGATGATGGGGACGAAAAGATGGCTTACAACTCAACAGTGGTTGGTTTTATGGAAAACAAGGTTAATAAAATAACCTTAATGTTGCCACTTCCTTCGAAAGGCAGCTCCTTGTCTAGTGATTTGCATGTTTCAGAGATAGATATATTATACAAAGAATCCGATAGCTTAGCTGTAAAGGTTGTAGAAACAATACCTATAATAGATTTAGCTAATCATGATGAAAAAATATACAGTTATGATTATCAAGCTCAAAAACCATATAAAACTCTACCTAATAGCGAGACTATAAGAGTTTATGATAAAGTACCTGTGAAGGCGTTAGCTCAAGAAGTTATAAGCAATAGAGTTGTTTACGGTAATTACCAAAACAAAACGACTCCACCTGCTTTCATTAATTATAATGTAAACGCTACGGATAAATCTAGCTTCAACTTAAAGAAAGCTACAGGAATAGTCAACGGAGCTGTTAGTGATGATAATGTTGTTAACTTAATTAACGCGTCTCCAGAGGATAATGTAGATGTTGGTAGCTTAGTTACAGGTGCTGGTATACCTGTTTCTCCAAGAACAGTAATAATTAGCAAGACAGGCGGCACAAGCCCAGCGTTAACACTTAGCCAGAATGTGACCCTCGCTGATGGGGTTGAGCTTTTCTTTGAATTAATAGGAGATGAAACAAATACGACTAGTATTGTAGAGTACCCTAGCAGTAGCTTGAAAACTAATAGAAGCTATCAAGCTGGTTTTGTACTATCGGACAAGTTTGGTAGACAGTCAACAGTTATACTTTCAAGTAACAAAGACTCTATTAGGATAGGTGATAGCTACTTTTTAGGTTCTACACTGTATTCTAGTTATAAAGATAACGACTACGATCCTATAGAGTGGCCTGGAGATTCTATAAAAATACTAGTAAATGATCCTATTAACTTAGGTATTAACGCTTATAACGACGATGTTGACAGCTTATCATATAATCCTTTAGGATGGTATTCTTACAAGATAGTTGTTAAACAGACAGAGCAAGATTACTATAATGTTTACACCGCTGGAGCTATGAAAGCTTTACCTTTTAACAATGCTAGTAATTCTATAACTCCTTTAATTGACACTAATAAATCTTTTATTACCTTAATAAACGACAATATAAACAAAGTACCTAGAGACTTATCAGAAGTAGGACCTCAGGATAAAACTTTTAGAAGTTCCGTTGTGCTACATGGTAGAGTAGAAAACACGCTTGGCGTGTCGTCTAATAATTCACAATACTTTCCTGGAAAAAACTCGTTTACGACTTCATCTATAGAAGATCTTCAAGACATGTTTGACATAAAAGAATTCACCGGTGGTGGCACTTCTATCATACCTGTAACTGACTCTGCAAATGCTTATTATGGTTTTTACAAATCAGACTCTAATCCTTTTATAGCCGAAATAATAACATCTCAATTAAATAGCGGTACTTTTGGTATAAATAATAGTGTTATTTCTTCAATAGGTGAAGCTACCACTAACTCAACCACAAACGGTCAGACTGACATAAGTATTGATAACACATATACGGGTGTAATAGAGAGAGGAAGCTCAATGACATGGCCGCAGATGCCTATTGGTTTGAGAGTTATAGTTGAATCAGTAGAACTCGAAGCAGGAACGAACACGGTGTATGTTAATCAAAACGTAACAATACCAAATGACACTATACTGAGTTTTAATAAAACTTCTTACTCAACAATAGAAACTTTAGCTGTTTTAGAAACAGACCCAGTTCAATCTAGATTAGATATTTTTTGGGAGACCTCAACTTCAGGGCTTATATCAAACTTAAACTCTATAATAGAAGACAACGCAGGTGCTAGTAGCGGTATAGCTCCTTTTAATACAAACCCTTTTACTGAAAACATAGAAGCTGACGCGTATATACTTCAAGCTCCTTTTAGGCTAGTTGATTCTTTTGGTATTGACATAACCGTAGGTGTTGAGTCTTTTGAATTAGTGTCTGTAGTTAACGGAGTTCCACCATCGATAGGAGTAAACGTTAACGAAGGACCTAACCCATACTTTGTTCTTGTCGGGTCTCCAAATATTCCTGAATGGAACATTAGAGTAACTCAAGACTGTTTAAACAATGTTTACTACGGAAGTGATGCTGATAGCAGGTATTTTACATTTAATTTTAGAGCAGTTGTAAATGGCGTTACAACAAACATACAGCAGTCTGTGTTAATGAGCAACGAATCACCCATTATAACACCTTCACAGGACTTTGAAATACAAAGTAACACGGTTACACCTATAATAGCTAAAATGACAGCTACAAACGGAGCAAACATTAGCGACAATCCAAATAAATACAGTGAAATAACATGGAGCATAGACAGCGCTATTTCTAGCACTGGTTTAGATACTACTGGGTTTTTTGAAATAGTAGAAATAGGGCCAGGTGAACAACCTGTATACGAATACCAAAGAAATTTAGTAGTCGCTAATATTGCTCTTCCTGGATCTAATATGGGAATACCTGCGGATACCTATACTATAACTGTGAGTGTAGCTGATGCTGGACAGGTTTCTGAAACTTTAACTATAACAGCTAGGTTAGGAGTAGTAATAAGTAGTGGTTATCCTAAAGAAAAAATTGTAGCTTTTTCAGGTGTTGAATATACTTACGTAGAATTTCTAGTAGAAAACATTGTAGATCCTTCTAGCTGGAATGGTACGTATATATACAACGGATCCGCTGCGGGTGGATTGGACTATGACAACGTTGTTACTGTACAAATGCAAAACCCGGGCACATGTATTAATAACTGGTCTTTTAATTCCAATAGAAGCAGTGCGTTTAACGCTTGGGCGTCATGCAACGGATTAAGCGGTATAGGGAACCCAGTAAACGAATCAACATTAAGCACTAGCGGTAAGCTGTTCGAAGTTATAAGCTAGTAATAATATTAAAAAATAAGTGATAATTATATGAGCGCAGTTATAGAAGTAAAATATTTCAACTCTTTTTTACTCAAAAAAACGTTGCAGCAGCAGAGTGGTGGAGACATAACTCCTGTTTGGAACGGATCTTTTGGTGTGCCACAAGAGCTAGGAGGTTACCCTAGATATACAAACTACCCTATAGATGGTAATTGGTCTATTGAAGAAGCTAGAATAAGAGGTGGCTACAATAACACTAGCGTAGACTATGGCGTTAAAGCTTATTTAGTAGAAGACGACCCAAACTCTAGTATTAGAGGGAATTCTCTTATATACTCAGGAGTGTTTAACTCTAGAACTAGTGTAAATGATACTAATGTATTTTCAATTGGAGAAGAGATAACTAAATCAGCTGACCCAGCTAACGGTAGTATACAGAAGTTGTATGCAGAAGATACAAACTTAATTATTTTTCAACAATCAAAAGTATCTAGAGCCCTTATAGATAAAGATGCTATATACTCAGCAGAGGGAAGTGGCAGCATAACAAATGTAAATACTACTATAGGTACAATAATACCTTACGCCGGTAATTTCGGAATAAGTAGTAATCCTGAAAGTTTTGCTACTTATGGTTACAGAAAGTATTTCACGGATAAAGACAGAAATGCTGTTCTTAGATTATCTATGGACGGTTTAACTGATATATCAAAATATGGTATGTCTGATTACTTTAGAGACGAGTTCAAAAAAATAGACTCAGGCTCTTTGCAAGGTGTTTTGATAGGTGGTTGGGACATATACAACAAACAGTATGTTTTATCGTCTCAAACTAAGTTTAATTCAGCTATAGACAACTACGAGACGTTATCTTTTGATGAAGATGTTAAAGGCTGGACAAGCTTCTTTACATATAAACCAGATCAAATTGTTAGTTTAAAAAGTAAATTTTACAGCTTAAAGAACGGAGAGTTGTTTAGGCACTACGACTCAAATTCTAATAGAAATGTATTCTATGGAGAGTCGTTTAAGTCATCAATAACATTCGTGTTTAATCCAAAAGTTAGTTTATCTAAAGTTTTTAAAACTATTAGCTACGAAGGAAGTAACGGATGGGAAGTTACAGACTTCACTTCTGACGAAACTGGTACTGATGTTTTTACAGGACTATGGAGCTCTAGTTCTGACACAGCTAATAGCTCAGTGGTTAACAGACCTGCTGTTTACAGCTACAACGAAGGTTATTATTTAGAAAACGGGGTTCCACAAAGAGCTGGTTTCAATAGAAAAGAAAATAAATATCATGCCAATATAGTAAACCACAGTGTGGCTAGGCAAGAAGAAGTTTTATGGGGAAATAGTATGTCAGGAATTAAAGGTTTTTATTGCACAGTTAAAGTATCTACAGATAACACTACGGATGTTGGTGGAGCAAAAGAATTGTTTGCTGTATCTTCAAACTACTCAGAATCATCTTATTAAATGAAAGAAACTTCATTAAGTGTACATAGTTTTAGAAAAACAGTTATGTCTTTAGAGAAACAAATGCTAGATAGCGATAACCCTCTAATAGTAAAAGGTAATTCAAACGCGTTTCCATTAACTCATTCGTTTTCTGATGGAGTTTATATTAGAGAAATGTCAATGCTTAAAGACGGTATAGTTATAGGTAAAATACATAACAGAAGTCATACGTGGTTTCTAATGAAAGGAAAATTAAAAATAGCAAACGAAGATGGAGTTGTAACTTACTCAGCTCCTACGTATGTCAATGCTGGTTCTGGAGCAAAAAGAGTTATAATTGCTTTAGAGGATTCGGTTTTTGTTAACGTGCACCCAAATCCAGACAATATAACAAACATAGATGAGTTAGAAAAAATACTAACTTGTGAAACATACACACAGTACAAACAATTAAAAGAATAGCTTATGTCAATGGTAACAGCCGGTTTAATGTCTGGCGGATTAAGTATAGTTTCTGGTATCTTTGGGGCATCAGCAGCTAACAAAAGAAGGCAGCAAGCGGCTCACGAAAGAAGAGTTGCTAGTAGAAAACTACAAAAACTAGAAGATAATAGACAAGAAATTATAAATCCTTACGAAGGATCCACAGATCTTTCTTCAATGATTCAAAACCCATTTGATAATTTAGCTGTTGCTACTCAGGCAGCAGAAATGCAAGCTGAACAAGCTGATATATCGCTAGCTAATACTTTAGACGCGGTAAGATCAACAGGTGCTGGTGCGGGTGGAGCTACGGCTTTAGCTCAAGCAGCTTTACAATCTAAAAAAGGTGTTTCAGCTAGTATAGAACAACAAGAAGTTAACAACGAAAAACTTAAAGCTCAAGGCGAACAGCGATCACAACAATTACAAATGGCTGAGAAACAAAGAATGCAAACCTTAGAAGCTTCTGGTAAAGAATTTATGTACCGAGAACAGGAAAATAGAGAAAGAGCTCAAATGGATAGAATATCTGCTCAGATAGCAGGTGCTCAAGCTAGAGAAGCTCAAGCAAGTTCAGATGTAACTGGAGCTATAACCGGAGCCGTCGGAGGTGCTGTAAGCACTGTTGGTGGTATGTATTCAGCTGGAGCCTTTGACTCGTCTTCAACCACGCCTTCAACTATTTCAATGGGTAATTATGACTTGTCTTCTTTTGGAACAGGGATTAACACTCCTAATCTACCAACAACCCAAAACTTTTATTCAATATGAGTTATATAAACCCACAACAAGTAGTAGATACTCAAAGTGCACAGCATTTTGCTAATCTTCAAAACACTATATCAGGCACTTTTCAGAGAGTTGCTAAAAGCTACAAAGCAGTTAAAGACGCTGAAACACTAAAAGCTCAAAAGCTAGCTAAAGAAAGAAGTGAAAGATTAAGGTTGGCGCAGTTAGAAGAGGATGAGGTATTAAGCAAAGGAGACGAAGTTGTTAGAAATAACAAAAGCATTAATATTGAGGGTGCTTTAAATCCTTATGTTGGACAATATTCTGAATTAACAGATAAAATTGACAATGGTGGATTGAGTCCCGATGAAGTATCCGCTGTAAAAACTAAACAAAGAGATATTAAAGCTCTTCCTGGTATGGTGCAGGCAGCTTTACAGAACTTTACAATGGCTACAGTTGGTCTTAAGGAAGCGTTAACAAGACCTGGTAAAGCAGATGGCGTTGATCTTTACGCGCCTGGATACAACTTAGAAAACACTCAAGTTTGGACGGATAAAATAGCTGGGACCAGAGATGTTATAGTTGAAGAAAATACTAAAACAGGTAGACCTGAAGTTTTCGTGGTTATAACACCTAAAGGTGGTGAATCTAGAAGATATAGTAGCGCACAGTTACAGTTGATGGCAGAAGAAAACGGTGGTGTAGTTCAAAGAGTTCCTAATCAAAAAGTTCAATGGGAAGCTATGAGAGATACTTTTTTAACACAGCAAGATCCTACTACTAAAAAGCTAATTCCAAATGACAATGCTTACGGTCCGATGGAAATAAACGAAGACGAAGAGACTGGATTAGTAACATATTCTAGACCCTTAAAGCGTAAAGAAGTTGGTGAAGCAGCCAGTGTTGAAATAGCTGCAAATGTTAGCTCTATGAGTAACAACGATTTAATATCATTGGCTAATAACATCTTAGGTTTTCAAGGCTCTGTGAATTTAAAGAACTTACCTGAAATGTATCCTTTAATAGAAGAAGAATACAAAGAGCATTGGTTAGATAGCTTTGCTAATCCACAGGAAGAAAAATCAAGACCAATAAAGAAAAGTCAAATGTCTATTACTGAACGAAGATATTACGATGATCTTAAAGCTAAGCAAGTAGAGTCTGAAAAGGTAACTGGCGAAATACAAACTGATGTTGTTGATATATTCAACAATCCTTCTGGTTTCTTTGAAGGTTTAACAATTAAAGGTATTGGCAAAATAGCTACCGCGGAAGCTGCAAGTGATAATAAGATAAAGCTTAGAATACCTACCGGAAAACTAAAGAAGGATGACGATACTGGAGATATGGTGCAAGATACGAAGGTACAGGTCTTAGATCTAGGTAGCGATGTTGGTATAAGACAATTCGCTGGACTAAAGTATCCAAATAAAAATCAAAAACCTGAAAAAAGAAAATTTGAAAAAGAATTAATGCTTTATAGGGATTATCAAGTAGCTAAGAAGAAAGCAGGTTCTAGTGGTAAGCTAGAAGATGTTGGCACATACGAAGAGTTCAAGTCAAAACAAGTTAACAAAGGAGATCAAATTTTTAAATAAGAAAAGTGTAAACAATGGATAAAATAGAACAACTATACAAATTATACTTAGAAGAGGGTTTAATAACTTCAGCTACTACTATAGAAATGTTTTCTAACGCAGATGATACCGCTAAAGGTCAATTATACGATTTAGGTAGAGAAAACGACTTGTTTGCTGAAACAGACTCAGATACGTTTAAAAACGCTTGGTCGATCGAACCAGTAAAGACGGAAGCTGTTGCAACGGAGACTGCACCTGTAACAGCAGAAAATCAAGCAGTAGATACGGATTTAGAATCGGAAGATACTTCTTCGGAATTACCAAAGCCTAAAACAGACTATACTTCTCAAATAAAAAGTAGTGAGTTTTTTGAAGAAAACGTTCCATATAAAGGTTCTGAGCAAGAAAAAGTAGACAAACAGTACGATAAAAAAGACTCTATCGCCACTATCGATGACTTATTAAAAACACTTGACGGTGTAAAATATAAAAAAGAAAGCGGTAAATTCGAAACTGACGACTCAGTCGGTATGGATGTGTTTCAAAAAGAAGAAGAGCAAGCTGTACCCATTTTTAGCGAAATGTTCAAAGGTAGTGGAATTAACTTCGAAGAAACATCGATAGGAGGTTTAAATCCTTTTACAGGTATGCCTAGTGTTGATTTAGACGCTATGACTGTATCTATAGGTGAAAAGGGTAGTTCTAGTTATAAATCTATAGACATACCTTTAGAAATAGAAGGAGGTGTTGCTTCAGAAAATTTAACCAAACTAAAAAGCTTTATAAAAGAAAACAAAGATATTGTAAACACTTATGATTGGAGTAGAAACAGTAGGCAAGCTGAAAAAGCCTATGATACTTGGGAAGATTCCAACGTAAATATAAAGCAAGGTGAAGAAGTTATTAAGCAAGAAACTTTAAAAAACCCAAACTATTTTGAAGTTTTAGATGAAGCTAATAAACCTAAGACATCGGCTGAAAAATACGCTGATGCTCGAGCTTCCTATGCTTCTCACGGGTATACACATAGAAATAAATTAGCAGCTAAAGAAGATTTAGAAAATAAATTAAAAGAAGCTAAAACTATATTACTTAAAAAGAACCCTGAAATATCTAGTGATGAATTAGACAAAGCGGCTAGAGACATAGTGCGTCAACAGGATTACCAACAAAAACTAGCTGATTTAAAACTCAAAGAAAGAGATTTAGCTATAAAAAGTGGAGAAATAAGCGCTAGCATAATGTATGCAGGAGGAGTTGCTTCTAAGAATAAGAAAACTGAAAAGTTTAACAAAGATCTAGACGTAACTAACACAATAATAGATCAAACTCGCTTAACCAATAACGATACTGAGTTTCTTTTCAACAATGTCAAAAAAGCTTATAGCGAAAACGGAGACGGTGTAGTTGTAACTCCTGAAAATCAAAATGAAGTTTTAAGAATAGCAGAAAAGCTAGGTTTAAACCTTGACATGTTAGATAAATCTCAAGTAAAGCTAGAAAACGGAAATGTTATATCCAGCAATTACTATAAAATAATGCAAGCCAGTAGAGATGCCTCTACAGCAGGTAGTTTATTGATAAATGATAGATTAAAAAAACAAAGCGATTTAGCTTCTTCTATAGGAGACGATGATTTGTCTTTAATAGCAGCGGGTAAAAACTACAACATGTGGGATCAAGCAGCTAATTCAGTTCTTTTAGGTGCTGGTGATTTATTAGTGGGCGCAGGTAGGTTAACCGCTGAGATTAATCCTTTTACATTAGTTGAAAGAGTCGAACAAGCTGTACGTGGTGATGTTGAGGGTGCTTTTTCTCCTAAATTTGCAAAGCTTGGTGCTGACTGGGTTGCATTTTCTAGTAAAGATAGAGAGACTTATGCAAGAAGCGTTAGCTTTGATGACGCTTTTAGTAGCGGTGGTAATTTTATGCAATTTGCTCTACAAGAAACAGCTACACAGATACCAATTATAGCCGCTATGGTAGCTTCTGGTGGAACTGCTGCTCCCTGGGTGATAGGTGCTTCTACTATGGGTAGCAAAATGAATGAGTTAGGCTTCGAAAACATAAATTTAGCCGATGGAGAAAAGTATAGTAACAGTGATGTTTGGTTAAAATCTCTTGGATATGGTCTATTAGAAGGTTCTTTATCTGCTGTGTCAGGTACTAGAGTTTTACGTAACGCGAAGACGAGATTTATTAGTGGTGGTAAAGAAGCCGCTGAAACTCTTTTAGAAAACAGTGCTAAAACGTGGGGTAAAGAACAAGGTAAAGGATATTTAGCCGATGTTATTGTAGAGTCTGGAGCAGAAGCTCTTACTACTGGTGGCCAAAACTTAATAGATGGCAAACCTTTCACTGAAAATATGGCACACGCTGCTTTCAGTGGTTTTGGTATGTCAACGCTAATGGGTGGAACTCCTTATTTTAGAGGTTTATATTACTCTAGTATGTCTAATTATGCGGCTCTTAGCGATATTAGAGGCATACAATCTGATATTGATGCTTTGTCTAAAAGATGGGCAACAGCTCAAACAGAGAGCGGTGCTAAAATATATGCTGAAGCTATTGCTGATAAATACACTAAATTAAACGATGCTATTGTAAAGCAAGAATCTTTAATAAACAATAACCTAACGTCTGGAGGAGCGAACAAAATTGTTGAAATAACAAGCAAGCTAGCGGCTCTACAGAATAAAGCTAAAGCTATATCTGAGTCTAAGGATTTATCTACTGAAGAAAAAAACGCTCAAATAAAACCTTTACTCGCGGACTTTAATTCGCTTAAATCACTCAGAGATAAGGCCTTAGAACACTCGTCTTTATTGAAAAATGAAACAGAGTTCAAAGCATTTAAAGCTTTACAGCCTTTGAAGCATGATCAATACATAGATCAAGCTACGCAAGAGCTAACTGGTGAAAGAAATGGTAAAAAACCAAACGATATAGACGTAGATAACAGAGCTTATGACTTGTATTTTGGTGATATTATTAGAGAAGAAAACGCTAAGTTAGGTAGAAAAAACTCCAACGTGTTTAAGAGATTTAAGTCTTTTGAAACTGTTGATGAAGCTATAGCTGATCTAGATAATGTAAAAGATTTATCGCCAGAAGATAAAGCTGAAATAACAATAGGTTTAAAAAATGGTAATGATGGGTACGCTAATCCATCAACAGATACTCAAGTTGCTGTTGTTGAAAACCAAGTAGCAAACCAAAGAAGATACACAAAAGTACATGAGATTGGTCATAAAGCTTTTTGGAATTTATTAGGTAATGATTCAAACAATGCTGCTTTTAAGCAGGTTAGTAATCAGATATTATCAACGCTTAAAAAGACTGATAAGAAAGTACACGATAGTCTTTTAAAAGACGGTGTAGATGACGACTCTGGAAATATAATACCAGCTGAAGTTATATCTAGGTTTCTAGAATACGTTAGTGAAGGTAAGGTTACTAATGTTCAGAAAGCAAAAGGTATATCTGGTTTATTTGGTGTTATGATTCAAAAAGAATTTAGCGGAGACTACAACTTTGACTTTAAAGGAGAGCAAGATATATATAACTTTGTTGTTGGCGTAGGTAAAAAAATAAAAGATGGTACTCTTACCACGGTTGACATTAAAAAAGCTAAAAGTGGGGATTTAATAAAAAGCGTTACAAAAGACTCTGATAAAACTGTTTCAAAAGAATCAAGCGTGTCTTTTAGTAAAGCAAATAAAGAACTTGGTGATGAAATAAAAGCTTTAGTACCAGAGGGAACTAGTAAAAGCAGGTATGATAACCAAGTTATTGGTAAAGTATACGAAAAACTAGTATTTGGTAAAACATTAGACGGTTTAATTAACGGCCAACTTAATAAGTATGGAGTAGTTGGTGACAATGTCTATGGTAAACCTAAAGATATATTCTTAGAAGATGTTAAAGCTCAACTATATGAAAAGAGTTTAATGAGATTTAATCCTGAGACGAACGATGACTTAGGTGGTTTTGTTGTAAATGAACTTATAAAGTATAGAATTGGTGATGTAGTTAACAGATATAAGAAAGAAGCTGGTGTAGAAGGTAAAAGCTTAGATGTTGCTGCTGGTGAAGTAGGTTCTGTACAGGAAGTTGCTGATGAATCAATGAGTATTGAAGAGCAAATTGATTTAGCCGACACAGAAGCAAGGTCTGAAACTAGATTGACTAAAGCAACCAAGATAATGTCTAAAGAGCAGTACGACAAAGCTGCTAAGATGGTCGAAGAGAAGCTTAAAGACATTGACCCTAAGAAACTAAGCTACAAAAAAATCGGTGGCCTAGCAACTGATGTTTTATCTGAGATTACAAATGTTCCTGCTGGTAAAATACTAGATTCTACTAAGAACCTTTCTAAAGAAGAAACCTCTAGAGGAGCTATGTTCATAGAAAAGAACATTGACTATATTAGAAAAACATTGCCAAAAGGAGCGGTTCAAGAGGCTGCTACTGAAAAATTAATGGGTACTGCAACTGGAGTAGCTAATAGTATCTTAAAAAAATTATATGATAAAAACCCTAGAATTAAGAAAGGAGCAGGGTTATCTCCTTGGTCTTTAAAACAAGGTGTAACAAATCAAGACATATTAGACGCTATTGGAAGACCCAAAAGAGAAGATGATAAAAAGATACAAATAGATCCTAGATCACCTGAAGGCCAAGTTATCAAGGGTATATTAAACCTTGTTGATAGAAACATAGCCAATGAATTAGCTAGAACTGTTGAAAGTGATTTAACTCTTGAGCAAAAGCAAGATATTGCGGCTGGTAAAAGCTCAACAATGTTTAGTAAAAGCTTTAAATTAGGTTTAGAAAATGGATCTAATACAGATAACATAGCTAGCGTTTTATTTTCTAA